GTGATTCAGCATGTCGTCGGTCTGGCGAGTCATGTGACCTTCCTTTAGTTCTTTGGTGAGAGAACGGCCGGCTTCGATTCGTCGCTCTGTAGCGTGGGGCCGCAGGGAAGGCTGCGGGTCTGCATCATGTCGTTGATGCGGCTCGAGTTATCGAGCACCTGTTTTATCAGGGTCTCGCGGTATGAAGCCGATCCGTGCAGGGCATAGAAGATGAACACAAGCAGGGCGATGTCGGTCAGGGACAGCGCCAGCATCGCGGGGTTGCCTTTAAGGGCGTTGATGATCTCGAGCGCGATCTGCTTCATTGTTCGCTCATCGGCGCGGCATTCTTATCGGCCTCGGCGCCGGCCGGCGCGGCGGCGGCTTGCGAAAGAGGCGATCCTTGATGGCGCGCCAGGCGCGGCGCGCGGCTTCGCAGGCGCGGCAGGGTCGACCGCTCGAGGCAGGCGGGCCGAACGGCACGCTCATCCCATGATTTCCTTAAGAGACAGAGTTCCGGCAGTAACCGGCACATATACCGTGTTCGCGGTGCCAGCCATAAAATACACGGCATAAGCGCCGGCGATGGCCGGCAAGAGATTGTGCATCGTTAAGCCGATGTAGCCAGAAGCGGGCATTTGTCCAACCTGACGTGTATAGCCGTACCCGGCGGCGCCTATCTGGAAGCGCGTATTCAAATAATTCGATGCCGCAGCGAAGCCGCAATCAAAATCGGCCGTGGCGTCAATTTGGCTGCACGCTGACCACCAACCCACAGGTGAGATCGACATCGTGCTCGCAACCCATGCGCCGGCGGAGGCGGAACTTGATTGGCCGCCGGTCGCTTGCAGTTCCTGAAGGACGGTTCCCGGCCTTGGTGTATCTGAGCCGACGAGCACGATGCGACTCGGGCTCACATTATAATTGCCGGCCGGCGCCAACCCGCTGTCGTAATCGGCAAACGCGATCAGCCGATACGGTTTGCTCGTCACCGCGACCGTATTGGTGTATGGAATTTGCGGCGACGTCATTGCCGCCGAGGACGAGTTAGTCAAGCCAAACGGCGCATAGGTACTATATGATACTCCATACGTTGAGCACAAACGCACGACGAGGCGCGGCGTGCCTCCATCGTTGGTGATCGCAAACCACACCCGGAATTGTACCGCGTTGGAATTGCCGAACGTGGCGCCGGCCGCGAGAACGATGGACAGCGCGGCGGTGATCGCGAACAAGGTATTGTCCGGCATGACGAGCAGGACGGGATCGCTCGCCGACGGGTCGGCGCCAGCGAGCGTCTTGACGGCGAAGGTCGCGGCGTTGCTCGCGTGCGTTTCGGTCAGGATGCCGTTGAGCATGTTGAGCTGCGCGGCGCCGATATTCTGCAAAGCGATGGCGCGCTGCGGCGACGTTAGGCTCTGGAGCGCATCCCAGCGCACCGCCTTGGCGACGAGCCCTTGAACAAAGCCGGTGTTCGCAATGGTCTGGTCATTGCTTGTTGAAACAGCATTCGGCGTGGTCGGCGTACCGGACAGGACCGGCGACGCTAGCGGCGCATAGGGACCGAGCGCGGCCTTGACGAACGCCGTGGTGCTGATGGTCGTATCATTCGACGTTGTGACGGGCGTCGGCGCGGCAGGCGTTCCCGTCAAGGTCGGCGAAGCAATCGGCGCCTTGGCCGAAAGCGTCGGCTCGAGATTCGACCATGCGCTCGCGACACGCGCATAGCGGTTGCCATCGCTCGGCGGGTCAGCGGCGCCGCCAGGAATCGTGACCCATGCGGCATTCTCGCGGCCATAGATGGTGCCATCGCTGGGCGCCTCGGCGATCAATCCTTGCGGGCCGGTCGGCCCTTGCACGCCGGGACTGCCTTGCGGACCTCCTGGTCCTTGCGGGCCGGTCGGACCGATTGGCCCGACCGCGCCGGTCGGTCCCGCCGGCCCAGTCGGCCCTGGATTGCCGACGGGTCCCGTCGGTCCCGTCGGTCCCGCCGGCCCGATCGGGCCTCCTGGCGTTCCTTGCGGTCCCTGGATTCCTTGCGGCCCAGTCTGCCCAGGATTGCCGGCGACGTTGACGTTGAACCCGGTATAGGTTCCGCTGCCAGCGATAAGGTCGGCATTGACGGTGATATTTTGCGAGGCCCGCGCGGTGATCGGCCCCTCGATCCAATCGGCCGGAGTCGTCGTACTCGTTACCCGCACGCGCGTGCCGACCTGCAGGGCGAAAAACAATTCGTTGATTGTGAGCGTTTGCGACCCGAGCTGGATCGCTAGCGTCGACGGGCTTGTTCCCGACATGACCGCCGGAGGCGCGAACGTCGGAGATTGAATAACGTATGCGTTGTCTATCGTCATGGCGTATTGACCGGCGCGACAGGGACAAGGAGCACTTGCGACGGCGTTCGCAGGAATGGCTCGCGCGTGACGCCCTCAACGATGGTCATGGCGATTTGCAAAGTAACGCGCGTGTATCCGTCGGCCATGGCGACGACATCGCCCACATAGTTGCCCGGTAGGATCCCGCGCATGCGCGCCTCGAGGACGTTAAAAATCAGGAATCCATATTCGGGATATGTGCCGATGAGCAGAGTATCATCATCAGTCGAGCCCTCGATGACGACCTGCGGATCGTCGGCCGCCGCGCGGACCTGAATCCAAAACTTGATGCCGCGAAGATCAAGCTGCGGGGGCGAGGCCGTCCCGTCATCCATGACGTACTCGACGGCGTCGATCCAATCCTCGTTGGTGCCCGTCGAGATCTCGAGGCCAGCAAGCGGAAGCGACAGAATGTTGGTCGTCATGTTCCGGGCGGGCCGATGTAGACGGGCGGGATTATCGCCGGCCAATGGGAGTCGTCGGTCGGGTCGGTAAGCGTGGTTTGCGAAGACAAGGCGTCGGACGTTTGTCGGATGGCGTGCACATAGGCCCAGCCGCGATCATTCTCGATCTTGCGATCCTGTGCGTCCGCCGGCCATTGCTCAGGATCCGGACCATAGGCAACGATCGAAGCGTTGATATCGGAGGCGCAATTGTTCTGCATGAAGTCGGGGAACGGGATCTTGATGCGCCGGTTCGCCTCGACATTGACGATGCTGTGCATATAGCTTCGAAAGTTCGTCGCGAGGACCGGCGGAACGGTTGCCTGTTTCAGCGCCTCGGCCGGGACATACATCATGGTGCACGATGAGCCATAGGCGTCGATCTTGAGGCCGAGCGTTTCGTCGGGATAGAACGCAATGACCGGGACCGGATCGGTGACAAGGTCGGCTTTCTTTACATAGACGAACATCTGCCGCCCTCCCCTTTAGCTTGTGGTGATAATCGAATTCAGATTGCCGAACGTATTTAGCGCAGGCGAGAAATAGTTCGCATTGACCTCGACCCGCATGTAGCTCATGCCAGTCGCATAGACATCGATGGAACCGTTTAGAACGCCATCGCAGCCGGTGAGCCCCATCATGCTCATGGATTGCGCGAGGTAGCCGTAGGAACCATTGCATCGGCTATATGTGGACGAGATGATAAAAGTCGCCTGGCTGCCGGCGACGATGCCGGTGTTATCGCAGCCGAATGCGCCGCATGCGCCGATGCCGAACGTGCCGCCGCTCGAGGAATTGAAGCCCCAATAGCAATTACAGGCAAAGCATCCATTGGCGACGATGTTGCCGGTCGGATCGGCAATGAATCCGTTATAGCACCCCCATACCGAGACATTATTGAGCGACATCTGATGATTTCCGATGCCGTTGGAATTGGTCGATCCTTTCGTGGCAGTAATGAGCAAATTTGATACTTGCGGATAGGTGCCTTCGGCGACCCAAATCCCGTTGCCGCCGCCCGATGGGATGACGATCTCCGTACCGTAGCGGCTGCGCAGCATGGTCAGATTGATCGCGCCGTCGCTTGCACGCTGGGCCGAGGACGGACCACTCTGCGCAAAGCTTGCCCAAGTCGGCGCCGAGCCGATCATCGTCCCGGTGACGAGGATGCGCTCGCAGCTTGGATGAGAGATCCCGAACGGCGCGAATTGTCCGCTCGCGAGCTGAATCGTGATGCCGCCCAGCGGTCCGATTTGTTTTCGCGCAAGCGCATTGAAGACAGCCGCCGGCGTATTGAATTGGCTCGAGGGAACCGGGATCGTGAACGAGCCGATGATCGATGGATTAGGCGTGACATAGAAATTCGTCCCGTCGAAAACGAGCATGAAAACCGAGCCGGAGAGAATATCGCACGGCAGTAACGAGCCGCCGCCTTGCGCGAAAATATTGATCGGCGCCATGGCGTTGATATTGATTTGCGTCGGCCCACTGTTCGTGTTGGCGACCTTGACGAGAATCGCCTCGCCGGCCGCGAGCGTCGTGATCGCTGGCGTAAAGCTGACAGTGACAATATTCGCCGTCGGCGACGTGTCGACCGCATAGGGCATATTGACGTAATAGGTCGTCGAGCCGCCGCCACCTCCCGTTCCCGGCTGGCCGAAAAAATTGACCATCTGAAACGCGGTGCCATCATAGACGAACTCGGCAACGCCGCCGGCCGGCAGATCGCCGGCATTGAGTGCCGAGCCGGCTATGTGGCGAACGTTGACGCGCCCTGGGCCGGCATCGATCGTGACCGGACCCGTGTTGGTATTCTGGATCTTGACCCGTAGAACGAGGCCAGGCGTATATTGCGCCAGCGGCGGGACGGTCGCGACCGAGAGCAGGTTCGCCGCGCCAGCATCGACCGCATAGTTTAATGCACCGTTCTGAATCCCCTTGGTGACCTGCTGTAGATCGCTGTCACTCGGGACAATGTTGCTGTTCGTGATGACCGCGACAAGCTCGCGCATCGGCTCCTCGAACGCCGCAGCCGGCGGGATCGAGCCTTGCAAGCCGATGGACGGGTTTCCATTGACATAACTTGAGTTCGGATCAGATTGTCCGTACGGCGCCTGGTATTTCATTGATTGTCCTCATCAGAAACACTTTGCACCCGGTATGGCAGCCCAATCGTCAGGGAGTTCCCGCCATTGGTCCGCCGGCCGACAGGCCCGAGTAGTCAAACACAATCTCGGTATGCGCGCCCTTCCAACGTTGGAATAAACATTCGAGGTCGGTCGCGAGTCCAATCTTGAGGTGCGGGTCGACGCCAGCTTGGCCGCTTGCACATCGAAACCATGTCAGCGGAGCCTGGGCCATGTGCACGGTCCAATAGAACCGCATCTCGGGCGGCCCGATCTGCCATCGGTAGTCACCGTGCACGTCGCGCGTGTCGCCGACGTTTGACACGCCGGCCATGAACGGCGCGTATTCCTCGATGTACTCGATCGGCGCGCCGATCCATTCGGCGACCCACATGAACCATGCGCGCGATTGACCGCCGAGCATGGTCATCTTGAGCACCAGCATTTTCTGGCGCTCGATGATTGTCATCGCGTCGGGGAAGCAAGGATCGGGAAGGCCCCAGGCCCGCTCCCAATCCGGCAACAGTTCTATGGTCTTGCGCGGGTCGCTTTCGCGCTCGAGCAGGTCCGCCGCACGGCCGTCGACAAAGCCGTAATAGTAAGAGAGGCCACGACATGTCAGTACGAGCGTCGAGTCTGGCTCGCGTGGCCATGCCTGGCCTTGTGGCAAGAGAGACAGGAACGCGGTTCCATAATCGTCGCCCGTGCGCCGCACATGACGGTCGACGGGTGGCGGGATTAGAACATCAACCGACATAATAGATATCGCCGAGCACCGCGATATATCCGGGCGCCGGCATGATGTCGTCCTCGGTATTGAGCAGGCGAAACGATTGAACGCCAGGTGCGTTCATTACCGCGAACGATTTCCAGGCGTGATAGATGGTTTGACCTGGCGCCGCGAGCGCGAGCAACATTGCTTGGATGCTGGCTTCGATCTGCGCGCGGATCTCGGACGTGTCGGGCGTGAGGCCTTCAATATTGAAAGCGATAGCGAACCGCAGCGGCGCCTCGACAAAAAAATCCTTGAGCGCGACGGGGCGCACCGTGTCGAGATACGCTGCGACAGTAGTTACGTCGCCAGGCAACGGGAACCCCTGATTATCGGCGCGCAGGTCATCCATCATAAAGCGCACGGTGACTGTGCCGATGCCCATCTCGTTCGGGAATGCCCATGCGCGCGTCACGCCAGGGACCGACAGGGTCCATTGAACGTAGTCGTGTTGATCGCCTCCCATCGGCGGTTGCCGAATGCGCTCGAGCACTCGGAACCGGAGCTCGTCGTCGGTCTCGTCGTCCGTGCCGCCATCAAGTTCGACAACATAAGCGACGGTGTCACAGCCTGGCGGCGCCCCGGAGATTGAAAGCGTGGAACCCGCGATAAGATTTCCATCAGCGCCAGGGTCGAGCGCGCGGATCGCGACGGGCGTTGGCGTGCCGTCTGGTGAGGCGAGAATGATTTGTTGCGTCGTCTCGTAACCAAATTGATTGGCCTCGCCGAGCATTTGTGTCGATTGCGGGACCACCGTGCCGCCGACGCCGGTCAGGTTCGCCGTGCCGCTCGAGAGGGTCGCGAGCTTTCGGCCCGTCGTGCCGTCTGCATTGACCAGCCATATATCGCCGTGCCTCGAAAGCCATTCGGTCTCGGCCGTATCCGGCAGGAGCTGCAGGGCCAGCCAATCGATGTACTGCAATGTGAGGTGGCACAGCGCGCCTTGCCCATCGGATAGAACCCGGAGAACGCTATTAGGCACCGTGGCATCGGCGCCAGGAAGCGTCCCGCGAATCTGGTCGCGAACGATGCTGCGCACCGTCTTGAGGTCGGGCGTGCTCCACGGCATGGGCGATTGCTTTTGTTCAATCCGGGGGCATCAGGCGCCCGACGTTGTACGGGCCACCCGAGACTTTTATGCCGTCCCATAGGATCTGGTATTGCAATTCGATCTCGAGCGTCGGACCGCGATAGATGCGGATGAGGGCATTGATCTGCTCGCGGCCGGCGCGCGTGACCTCGACATACATGTTGGAGCCGATGCGCCGGTCGAGGAACGGTTGGATTGCCTCGCGGATGTAGTTCTCGACCTTGACGATGGTGGCGCCGCCGACGAACTCGGACGGCGTGATCTTGTCCCGCTTGAGCAACCAAAGGCGCGAGCCGATTGGCCAGCCATCCCAAATTTCCTCGGCGTCGAGGTCCCCCCACCAACCGGCACGATCGGTCGAGTCTGGATCCGGCAATATGTCGTGAATGTCCGCCAGGCGATCGGTCCCGAGCGCGACAATGACCGCCGTACAAAGGGCTTGTGTATCGTCGAGGGTCCCGTCGCCGAGTAGCGACCAGTCAACCGTGACCGAGTATTTCGGGAATAGGGTATTCTGGACAAGCCGGATGTCGGGCATCAGCCGACTTTCGCCAGCACGTTGACCGAAGGGCCGTCTACGGTAAGCACGTAGGCAAACTTGCCCTGACCCTTTTCGCCGCCGAGATAGACTTGCTTATCGTCCGCGACATGGACGTAGGTTTTTTTATCGCCGAGCTTCAAATGGACGTTGGCGCCCGACGCCGT